CAGCGGCAAAGGACAAAGCACTTCCGGCCGCTGAGATCATTTTAGACACATCAATTCCCCCTCCACCACTATCACCGCCGCCGCCGGGAGCGCCGCCCGCAGAAGAGTTTCCGCCCTCGTTGATGTCGATAGTGATCTTGCCTAGGTCTTGCATTACTGAACCTCCCACGTCATTTCAAAGGCGCACAGGAAAGTCTCCGTGCCGCGCATCCAGCCGACCGCTTCGTCTACCGCTTCGATCTGCCCACCGCTGCGCCATGTGAGTGGGATGGTCAGGCGACCGCCAAGCGTGTTCTGGATCAAAAGCGTCCGCAAGCCGTCGATAAACTGCTCAATGCCTTCTTCCCCGGCAATGCGCTCGGTCGCTTGGCTTGTGTGATCGAGTAGCCCGCGCCACCAGACCGTTATATTGATCGTCGCCTCAAGCAAACCAACGCCACTACGAGGGTGTAGCGCCGCGTCGCCTGATGGGATGATCTGTACCGCGTACTGCGCGATCATGTCGTCCGTTGGCTTCTCAGCCAAGTAGACCTGATCCCCGTATCCGCGCGCAATCATCCAACTACCGATCTGGTTCCGCAGCTCAAGCCAAATTCCCGAATTACTTTGAACGGTCATAGCGTTGCCGCCTTTTGGTGTTCCATGCTCATGCGAACACGGAACGCGAGGTCGCTATTTCCTGTCGCCATGCGGATGGTGTGTTCGGTCAGTTCTGGCGATCCGAAAGCAATGGCAATGCCTTGCGCGAATACAAGAGACTGACGCGCTTCAATCATGGGGATGTTCTGCGCTAGTCCCATCGCTGTGCTTTCGTCAAAGTCTGAGGGGAGCCGTCCGTAGGTTGCCAAGAATTGGGCAACTCCCCTTGTCAGTTTCCCGCCTGTTCAACCGCCTTGCCCATGCGTGCAAAGACTGCAAAGAGGATCTCATCCGACGCGCCAGCAGCAACCTCCGGCGTGCGTGCTACTTTTCGTAAAGCTGCGGCGACATCCGCGACTTGCGGAGCGGCGTCTTGCTTTCCGCTCAATGCGGCTAGTGCCTCGTTCCATTGCACCACCAGCGCGCCGGATGGGATTTCTACGCGGAAGAGAAGCGGGTCGTTGTCTAGTGCTAGGTCGATCATGTCAGGAAGTATATGAGGCGGCGAGAATATTGCTGCCGTCTGGGATGGCGCGGAAGGTCAAACCCATGCGCTGCTCGACGTTGCCGAATTGCGAGTGAGTGATGGCGTCGCCCATCAGGAAGCAACGCGCGAAGGTGTAGCCTGTCTTACCTACCGCTATTGGGTCGATTTGAACCCCGAACGTCCCGCTGTCGCCAACCAAGAGGCGTCCGACCGTGGACGTAAACGCCGCGCCACGCTGCCGCGTCTGTACGCTCGTCAGTACGGCCGCATCCCACTTGACCAGCGTGACGGTGATGGTCGCGCTCGTATTCTGGACCACCATCTCCTCCGGGGTCGCGCCCGACGAAACGGTCTTGATCTCATGAATGTTGTCCGAGTAGGAGACTTGCGGCAGGCTGTCGTTGTCGGTCTGCCCGAGTTCGACATACCCAGCCCCGACATTGACGAAGATTGACGTTGGGCCAGCGACGAAGATTGCGGTTGCCATTACTTGAGTTTCCCTTTGAGGATTTTGGCAAGCCCGATTTTGATCGTCTTGCCGATACTTGAGAATTCGGTGCTAGTCGGGACAAGGAACGGACGGGCGGGAACGTCTACGCCGCTCCATGCCATCGTAAAATCCTTGCCGGGGGTCAGTCCCTCGCTGTAGGGATTCGCCCCAGTCGCATGGGTGCGCTTGCCCTTGCGCGTCAGTGGGATGAAGTTCGGGCCGTCGGTTGAGAAGCCCTTCTCATGGTAGATGCCGTAGATAGCGCCCGACATGGTCACGGAGAGGCGGGACGGGCCGACCTGCTCGGCTTTCGCACCAATCGACCGCAGTAGGTTCCCGGTATCGCGGAGCGGCTGACCACCGTTTCGGTAGGACTGCCCGCTCATCTTGTATTCGATCACCATGACGTTCTTGACGACAATCGAGCCGTCCTTCTTCTTGCGGCTGACCGCCTTGAGGACTTGACGGGTGGCGCTTGCCGTATCGCCAGCGCGTGGCTTCTTGGTCGTCCAGAACTCGCCCGACATCGGCTTCAGCGCTGCGAGGGCGACCGTCTCCCCATTCGGGCCGCGTCCTTGGCTTTTGGCAATGTGCTGCTTGGCGTAGGACGAGATGGCCGCCGCAATGCCGTTACGGATTGCATCGTTGGCGAGCGCCTTGCTGATTCTCTTGCGCCACGGCTCCATGTCAGCGCCCCGGCATCGTGTTCGGGAGGCGAGGGCGGAAGAAGGCGCTCGTGCTAACGCCGTCGTACCAAGCGTTCGTCATCGCCGGGGTAGCCTGCACCGCGGGCAAGCCCGCTTCTGCTGCCTTGGCGAGCGCCCCAAATATCATCTTCCCGTCCCGGAGTGCTTCCAGCATGGAGTACGCCTGCTTTAAGCGCTGCTCCACGGCTGGGGTAATCTTCATGGCGCGGCGCTGAAAGAGCGCCTCAACCGCCAAGTCAACAACGAGCGTCATCAGCAGGGGGTCACGAGCCGCTGAGAGCGTCGTCAAATCCAAATCGGTGTAGATGCCGCCTACACGCGTGTACGCCTGCACAATGCCCGTAGCGCGTTCTAGCGCGTGCGTCGTGACCGGGTTGGAGCCGAGCATAGGGCTACCGAGGTCGCTGCACAGTTGTGCAATGATCTGGGCATCGAGCGCGGACTCCAAATCGGCGTAGGTGGCGTATGCGGTCATAGGTTCCGCCTAGAGAGGGGGGCGAGGACCGAAGCCCTCGCCGCCCTCATCCTGAGAGGCTGAATAATCAGGCTGTGACGTTGGCAACCAACACGCCTGAGACTGGGGAAACCAGTTCTGAGGTGCTAGTGTCAATGACGCGTCCTTCAATACGGCGATCCTTTGGATCGTCCCAGTTCTCAACCGTCATATCTTCAAAGGCGAAGATCTGGCAAGTGCTGAACGAGGTCGAACCTTCGACACCAACCAAGCCACCCGGGCGGCTCACGAATACGGCAGAATTGCCGTAGACGAACGAGCGAGCCAAAGTAGCGCCCTTGCGACTTGTCACCTTGACCGAGTCGTCAACAACGAGCGAAACACCAAACAGATTCGGCGGGAGGCCGTAACGGCTGAACGTGTCAGCACCCTGCAAGAACGGCAAGGCGGCTGGGTAGTTCTTGACGTAGTCACGGATTTCAGTCGTCTGAGACAGCAGGTTTGCGACGGTCGGACTAATGACCATGCAAATGTCTTCGCTACGAACCGCGCCGCCAGTAGCGAGCGAGATGCGCTGGAGAGCGACCTGAATGCCCTTCTGGATGACGTTGGTGGTCGAGGAAGTCCAAACTCCGCCAGAGATTGCCGTGGCATCTGCGTAGTAGTTACCCGCTGCGGTGAACGCCGTAACCGCATTTGAGCCAGTCAGCGCGGTAGCCGTTCGCATTGAGCGAGCGGTCATAGCGAGCTGTGCCTTGCTGCGAGCGTGTTGGGCAACGATGTCCCACGCGGCTTGCTTGACCGTCTCGTTCGGGATGTAGAACGGGAAGGCAAAGCGTTGAGCCGTGAAGGTTACGAAATCGTGTTGGTTCATCTTGCCGACCGGGCGGTCATTGCCAAGAGGCCAGACGAATTCAGTTTCACTTGAAACGCGGACGTTGTCATCCGAATCAAGACGGAGGTAGTAACCCGTCATTTGATTGCAGGCGACGATTTGAGCGTAACGGGTGATGGCAAACGAATTCACCGCACGGGTGAACTCAACTTGGAGAGCGCCAGTTGCGAGCGCGTTGGTGGAGGGGACGTAAGTGTTTAGACCGCCTCCGACTGTTACATAGGCCATTTGATGACCTCCTTTCGAGTGCTAATTAAGCAATCCCGCGAGTAGCAGGGAGGCGGTAAGCCCAGAAGATAGTTCCATCGCCTGCGGCAGCTTCAAGCGAAACGAACATCGGAATGGTTCCGGTGGTCGCTGCGGTGATTGCCTTGCCTCCGGTCGTTGGCATCAAGCCAATACCAGCGGTGGAGATTGCCGCACCAGCTTCGATCTGCACGCAGTTTGATGGCTGAAGGGAAATCGGGTCAGCGGTAGCCGATGCTGCATGGAGGGTAGCGTCGAATCGACGGGTTGAGCCGTCGGTCACGCCCACAACGTAGTCGGTGACTGCGGTCGCTGGCGCACCAGCGAAGTTAGTCGTTGACATCTTGCAGATGCGGAAGGGGTTGATGTCAGTAGCGGCAACGAGATTAGGTGAGAATTGAAGCATCTTTTTTCCTTTTATCCCTTCATTCGGGAGTTGATTGCACGGGCAAACTCTTCAGGCTTGCCAGCAAATTGCTTGACGAGTGAGCCAACGTCACCAATGTCCATGCCACGCGGCAGGGCTGCTCGGCTCATATCAATCTTGGTTCCGATTGGGTCGCGGGCGAACAAGTCGCGCCATGACTCAAGGAGAGCAACTGGGTTACGGGAAGCCTGCAACTGACCAACAAGCGCCTCGCGCTGTGAGTCTGGGATGCGGTAGCCCTCCTGCTCCATGATCTCCACTTCGCGCTCAAACTTCTCGCGCTTCAACTCGGCTTCGAGTCGGGCGAACCGCGACTTAAGACGGGCGTTCTCAGAGCGAAGCGCGTAGGTGGATCGGCTAGCGACCACCGACTCCGCCTCGTCTTCGTCTTCGCCTGCCTCAACGTCATGGCTCTCGATATCGATGTGGACTTGACCGTCTTCCTCGGCCATCTCGTCCTTCATCTCATCGTCGTCCGCAGCCATCTCGTCCTTATCGTCCGAGTCGTCCGCAAACTTCTTCTTCATCATGTC